TTATTCATTTCTAGTACAAGGGTATGGTGTACCAAGCAGTAGTAGAATAAGAATTAGAAAGATAATAAAAGCAGGATCATAATATCCTCCGCCTCCGCATCCACCAAGTGAGTATCCCATGTGTAATCCTCCTTCGCTTTAGTATAGTACATAATATGGAGATTTTAATTAATTGTTACAAATGAATAAACAAATTCTTTAACTATCTTATTAACTCGTTAAGAAAAACCTATATGTAAAAATAACTAACCACAAAAGTGGTTAGTTATTCTGTCTATGACTATGGCTTTGGTAACGACTTATTATTTGCTTGCCCCATAGTAAGATTGTCCCGTACCCCTTTTGATGGACATTAGAAACACAAGTATAATAGAAGTTGAAAGGGGTCATAAAAGATGGCAAAGCAATATAGTTCAGAATTCAAAATGGAAGCCATTAAACGGGTGGAATCCTCTGAAGATTCCATAGCCTCGGTTGCAAAAGAGTTAGGTGTAAACACTAACACGCTACATGGTTGGTTAAAAAAATTTTGTGAGAAGCCTGAAGTTCCCTTCCCAGGTAGTGGGAAATTAAGTCCGGAACAAATTCAAACCATCACCTGCCAGTGGCGGAGAATATTTTAAACCGTCAGTTTTCAGCAGAAAAACCCAATATGAAAACGGTCAGCGACATAACCTATCTATGGACAGAAGAAGGCTGGCTTTATATAGCTGGGGTGATGGATTTATGTGGTCAAAAAATAGTTGGGCTCTCAATGAGTGATAGAATACGAAGGAGCTTGTTATCAACGCTCTGGATAGTGCCTGTAAACGGTATAGACATGCCCCAGGGATGTTAATTCACTCTGACGTGGTAGCCAATATTGTTCAAACGACTATCAAAATTACCTTAAGAAGCGCGGTTTTATTTACAGCATGTCCCGGAAAGGAAACTGCTGGGATAATGCCCCAATGGAAGCTTTCTGGGGAAAAATGAAGTACGAGTGGCTCAATGGACAACGTTTTCTAACTCGTGAACAAGCTCGTGCCGCAGTATTTGAATATATGGTAAAGAAAATAAAATTTAAAATTCACTTGAAGGCTAAAATAATGGAAGCCGGTTACACTTTGGATCAACTTGCAAAGGAAATAGGAATAACTCCAAGTAGTCTATCAAAAATATGCAACCAACATTATGACGATATTCACGGTAGTACAATGTTAAAGATTGCTAAAAAAATAAATATAAGACCAGACGATATATGGGAACCCCTGGACGAGTGATCCAGGGGTTTATTTATTATGAGTAATTAGTCTTAAATATTTCATAAATTTCACAACATAGTTATGTTGGTTGTTAACCTTATATATATGTAATACCTGAATCCGTGAGTAACCCATTTAGTAACCATATCCCTCAGTATTTATGGGAAATTTTGTATTGCCGTCTTGCGATACAACAATTCAATAATTCACTTAAACGTATTAGGGCTAAATTTGGCAACAACAAACAATCACTTCTTTTAGTGCAAAGTTTTATCGTTCTGTGGATATTTCTATCTTGCTAAACACACAGAGTAAGCTTGTTTAAATGTTTCAAACCAGGGACTGTGCTTTCCAAATCGTAATTTCTTCTTTCTTGCATGTGAAACTAACCGTGATGCCAACGTGATTAAGTTCTGAATCACCGTCCTAATCCTACGGCGTTCTGCCTGCTTTCGCAAGGGCACATGCTGCATTCTAGTTGTTGATTGTCCTATCATGCGCAACAGATTGTAGGCCACTACTCCAAAATGTAGTATTAGGTTGTTAGTGTCAAATTTGCCAGAGGGCAGTCTTTCTAAATCCAGGTCTGTCTTAAGTTCGCTGTGAAACTGCTCACTGGTGCCATGTTCGTGGTATAGTCTTTCGATTACATGTGGAGGGTCTGGCAATGAGGTCCAATAGGTTTCTGCCTCCACCTGGGGTACGAGAAATATCTGGCCATCTTTACCAAAGGTTCTTTCGGTAATTTTGTAAACTACCCTGATTTCTCTTTTCAGCTCCTTTTTGTATTTCATCATGGAACCATAGTAGACTTTTTTACCTTCACGTTCCTGGCAGTAAATATCTTTATTGTTCTTTGCCAATAGTAGCCACCCTTCAGGGGTTTCTTTGCGAAGGTTTCGCTTAATAATGAAATCAGCCTTAGTATCATCATTTAAGCAAATTTCAATATTACTAGCGCTGTCATTGCCTGAGTCCATCCTTAAAAGCAAAGGCAACTGGGTAATTTTTCGGGCATAGCGAATGCTTTCAGCAACGAATTCTGAGGTGTTCTTTTGGCAATGTTCACTCCCTTGGCGTAGCTCAGTATTTACGCAATAACCTTCCTTTGCTAGATATGCAAAGATGGGAGCGTAACCATCGGTGCCTTTGTAGGTGCGGGAGACCCCTTCTTTTTTGGTGTTGGAGTTATCAAAGGGAGACACATCAATATCTAGTGGAAGATAAGCTCTATTTTCTTTACACAGGTACGCTGGGGTTAGTGGTGCATTTGTTTTTTTGATTAGCCCCGCAGATTCTTCCAACAGGATATTATTCCATTGCTTATCTTTAGCAACCATATCTAATCGTTGGCGAAGGGTTGGGCTTGACGGTGTCTCTTTGATGTTTAACGAGATTGCAAAGAAATTATCTTCTCGAAAGGGTTCAATGTGGTCAAAATCACTCTTGCCTTGGCATAACAAGCCAATGTAGGCAATACCAACACTTCCATTAGAAATATGGGGTTTCTTTTGTTCAGCAGACATTGTATTGTTCAGTCGTGTTTTTATCTTGGTATTAGTCAGTAAGGCTCCAATAAGAGCTAAGCCCGAATGGGTGGTTAGCTCTTCGTCACCTTGTTCAATTTCAAAGATAGTGAGCCTATCATCGTCTCTGTTTTTGGTTTTGATTTTCTTGTTTCTTATCTTTTTCATGTTGCACCCCTGAGGTGAAGATTAGAAATATCGATTAGATGTATATTTCTACATATTCCTTCATTTCCCTATAAATTATGGGGTGAGACAGAAAATTACTTTACGGATTCAGGTTTTATTCAAAGCTTCCGGCAGTATCTACGATATGGTTAATGGCATCCTGAAACCTCTTGGATTTACCCTTTTCTAGGGGTGGGATAGTATGGCAGTATTTTTCTCTAAAATTGTGGTTTTGTTTTCTGTAGGTACTATCTTTTACTACCTAACTAAGACCTTTGATAATTTTGTAGCTCGAATAATTAAAATATGTCTTTGGGTGGCGGCTTTGAATATGTTTTTTAACTCGGAAGTTTATGAGAAGTTCTGTTATGTGATGAATCTTTTAATGAAGTTGATTGAGCACTGTATTAAGCTGATTGAGTTTATTGTTCCGGGGATATAAGGAGGGTTATAAATGGCTGACGTGCAACTGCAAGCCAAGGAAGCACTAAAAACTCTGCTAACTAGTGATGATAAAGTTATTGCAATGCTCTATGAAAAACACCAAGACTTTAACCAGGAGTATTTTGAGGGCGAATTATCTTTTCCTCTAATCTCTTTTGAGAAAATGAATACTAAGACACTGGCTACTTATACAGCAGGCAAGAACCGGCTGAGGCTGGAAAACCATATCCGGTTTAATATAGAACTTATCAATCTTAATGAGGATCAAGAAGAGGCCATATGTGAAGTCCTGAAGCATGAGATGATCCACCAGTGGCAAGACGAATGCTTATACACCGGTGAGAAAAAGCCTAAGAACTGGCACAACAAAGATTTTAAAGCTAAGGCTGAGGAGTTAGGCGTACTAGTGCAGGGTACTAATTGCCCAATTAAGATGCCGGAAGGCAATGTAAAGAACCACTCCTACCGGTATGTGTGTGGCTGCAGGGATGAGCAGAATAAGACCCTGGTGATTCGTACTCCGTTTCCTCTGGAGGCTAAGTGTAAGAGGTGTGGGGAAGAATTTAAAATATTTGAGTAATGTCCGTTATGCCCGTTAGATACGGGCTATATTTTTGTTCGTTTTAAGGTTCGGAATCTGTGCCCCCGTTGTTCCCCTGGTTTATTTATTTATTTTTTGTTTGTTTTTTATTCGTTTCATTGTTTAATTAAGATTTATTCATTCGTTAGTTGATTCGCTATTATGGACGTTGGTTAATTGAACAGTGAATAAAAGTTATGGGGGATGGCTTGTAAACCAAGGGGTGGAGAGGGGGAAAAGAATAAGAGAGATAGGGGGTGTTAGTAGTATGGTTGGCAGAATATAGAAGATGGTTTATTTAATAAATAAGAAAAAATATCCATAATAAATATAATGTAAATAATTTAACGTTTGCAAATGGTTTGCAAAAAATAAAACTCCGAGGCTTTAAAAACCTCGGAGTGCTTGATTTTACTGGCGTCCCAGAAGGGATTCGAACCCCTGACCTACGGATTAGAAGTCCGTTGTATTTCTTGCAAAGAAATAATAGGCATATAATCTTTGGGTCATATATTTCAGTGCTTTATATTTTGCAATATTTGTTTCCTAGTAGGAAATGTTTAGATAAATAAAAAAACCGTTTAGATGGTTTGAATACTTTTGTTCCCTTTTTGTTCCCCGTGTTCCCCGAAGCCGGCCCTGATTAAATTGTCCGTTTCCGTCTTTACATCTACCTCTAAATGCTGATAAATCCCTTTAAGAACTTTGATGTCATGGCCAAGGCGCATCGCTGCATATTGGTCCGGGATCCCTTGCTTATATAGCCAGGTAGCATGATAGTGGCGTAAATCATGGAATCGGATAGGGGGGAGGTTCTTTTCATCTATCAATTTACCAAAGTATGTGCTGTAACTGTCTGGCCGCATTAAAAAGATTCTACTCTGAATTTCCCTTAGTTCTTCCAGAAATTCTTCTTTTTGTTCCTCGGGTATTTCTTCGATTGTTTTACTGTCGTATTTCTTTAACAGCACCCTGATCCATTTCCTAAGGGCTTTTTTGCTCTCAGGAACCTTGCCTTTCTTGCCTGTGTCTGGTGTGGCCTGCTCCATCCTGTAATCTTTAAGAATTGCCATAAGGGGCTGCGGGACAACTACACTCCTTAGTCCGTTGTCTGACTTGGGCTTTTTATCAACATAACCATCCTCAGATATTGCCATGTTTTCATCTACTCTGATGGTTCCCTTTTCCCAGCTAACATCGTCCCACTTAAGACCAAATATCTCGCCTAGGCGAAGGCCACACCAGGCAGCCAGCAGTACAATTGGCTCATCCCTGGTACCTCTTACGGCATCATGGATTTTTTCAAATTCCTTCTCTGAAAGCACATACGGTTTATACTTTTCGGCCTTTGGTACTTCAATGTCAGTACAAGGGCTCTTTTGTTTAAGAGCATCATATAGCATTTTCCGTAGTACAAGGATATGCTTTCTTACTGTTGTTGAAGAAAGGTCTTTTAGTTTATCATTAATGTATTTCTTAACGTGTAGCTCTTTAATCTGCCCTAGCTTGAAACTACCAAAGGCAGGCTTGAAGTGTGTTTCAACATACATCTTATAACTCATATAAGTTGAGGGTGACAATGAGTTTTTGTTTAGCTCCAGCCAGTTATCAAACCAAGCAGATGCCCTTGTGTTATCCATGTTAGTATATCTGCGTTCTTCAATCTCCTGTTCCAGGTCTCGGGCTAGCTTTTTGACTTCTTTTTCGGAATCACAGGTAATTTTCTTTTTTAACTGCTTTCCATTGGCGTCCCTGCCAATAAAGACGGTAGCCTGGAAGCGGCCGCTAGGTAATTTTTTAATGCTTGCCAAAGGCTATCACCTCACTTTAAATTTAACGGAAGTTACTTTCCCCAGAATAGTAATATCTTTTTTATCTTTCTTTGATAACACTTTATCCGGAATGGTAGGATTTTCGGAGTGTAAAACAATAGAGTTGTCCATCATGTAAAGCCTTTTTAATGTGATAGCCCCGTCTATAACTACTGCGGCTATTTCCCCGTTTTCTACCGTTGATTGTTTACTTATATACGCAATGTCGCCTTCAAAAATTCTAGCGTTAATCATACTGTTATCCTGAACCAAAAAAGAAAGATCAATTTCTTCACTGCTGGATACAACTTCGTATCCGTCAATTTCGTTGTCGGCATAATTGGCCGATTTAATAAAAGGGATTGTTTTTGCTTTCGGGGCTTGTCCATCAAGCCATTTGTCTACGTCATATCCCATCAGCCATGCTGGATTAACCTGAAAATGTTTAGCCAACAATTCAATGGTGTTTCGCTTTGGTTCCATTTTCGCGTTTACATATTTTGAAATTGTCCCAGGTGTGAGAAAAACTGCTTCAGCTAATGAATACGTATTGTAATTAGAATTTTCCATCAATTCTTTTAACCTTTCTGAGAATTTTAAAATATCAAACGTGGTTTCAACCATTTCTAAACACCTCATACTTACTAATCTAATATTTGTTATTATAAATCTAAATGTTTCCCTTGGCAATAAAAAGTATACATTTTAACTAAAAAATATTTCGTTAGGCATTGACAGGGTTTATTTTTTTATGTACCATCAGTTTATAAATATTTCCTGACGAAACAAATTTAGGAGGTGGGTCAATGAAAAAAACAAAAAAACGATATCATGAGCTAAAAGCCTTAAAAGGAAAGATGAGAAGTGAGGGGCAAACCACAAGAACTATGGCAGATTTTTTAAATATAGCCCCGAACACTTTCAGTCTTAAAATTAATGGTATTTCAGAGTTCACTTGTTCTGAAATAGGTGCAGTATGCAAGTTTTTAGGAATTAAACCAGAGGCTATAGTTAAATATTTTTTTCCCTCTATGTTTCGTGAAGAAACAAGAACTGACAAAGGAGCCTAACATAAAATTAGTGGCCCTGGGTGGCCACTAATAAAAAACACTTTTTACCGGAAGCAAACACCTGTCTACCCTATGTTATGCAATACCTATCAAGGTTATACCGAGTTTAACAGAAAGGAGTACGCATGAACGTAAAAACCGAGATTTGGAACGGGCACAAAATCCGTTTTGTTGAAAAAGAACCCGGTGACTGGTGGGCTGTAGCGGCTGATATTGCCAAAGCCCTGGAGTACAGACGAATTGACAGTATGTTACGTAAGCTTAAGCCTAGTCAAAAGGATACTCACTTAATGAGTACCCTTGGCGGACAGCAAGAAGTATCCATCATCTCAGAAACCGGAATTTACAAGGTTATCACACGTTCCAGGAAAAAGGAAGCAGAGCAATTTGAGGACTGGATCTTCACAGTCATTAAAACCCTACGCCAAGCATCCGGCTTAGAAGGATTCCAGATATTCAGGATGCTGGACAAAGAGCACCAGCGGGAAGCCATGAGTCGCCTAAAGGCCGGTTTAGTAAAACCAGTAAGGGTGGATTTTATTAAGGCCAACACTATCGCTAATAAGGCAGTATCATCCATCCATGGGTATCCGAAGATGCTTAAGAAGGGTGATATGTCTCCGGATATGCTAATCCAGCGCCAGCAGATTTTAGATGACACTGTTAATCTTATGAACGTTAATCAAAATTTCGGTTTAGGTTTATCGGTTAGTAAGGCAGTTTACAGCAAGTATCGGTACTAGAGAGGCAGGTGACTAGCTTGAAGAAAAACCCAGGCCGAAAAGAACGGCGTCAATTAGCCCGACAGAACCGCAGGGCTGAAGGAAGGTAAAAGGCAGCTCTAAACGAGCGCAAGCCTAAACCATTAAAAGGAGGTGTAGAAAATGATGCAGAGTGCCACACAACAATGTAACCCAATTGAAGCACTGGAGCAGGCTAAAACAATGGCTGAACAGTTTCTTGCAGTATATCCGGTTTTGGCGCCAGCGTTAGATGGACAAGCCCCTATTAGTGAGCCAACAACGGTTGAAAGACCGGTTGCCAGTATTGATGACCAGATCACTCAATTGCTTTGGGATATAGGCATCCCGTCTCACGTGCAAGGTTATCACTACGCCAGGTCAGCTATCAAGCTAATTATAGAAAACAGAACGATGAAGTTCGAAGCAACTAAAAAGCTTTACCCTGCGGTTGCGACAGAGTTTAATACCACTCCAAGCAGTAGAAAGATCAATAAGGCATGCCATAGCGATAGCTGAAGCTAAATGCAACGACTATTTTGACAAGTACTTTGATCAACCAACTAATATGCAATTCCTTAGTTGGTGTGTAGAACTCCTAAAGCTACAGAAATAAAAAAGAGCCCTACAAAAGGGCCACAAAAAATCTCTTACCCATTAACTTACCATCAACACTACATAAGGTCAAGTCTGGCGGTAGCCGATGTCGCTAAATAAAAATAATCGGAGGTTACCAAATGTTAGATATAAAATCCTGTCCCGTGTGCTGGGGAACTAATCTTGATGCTACCGTGATTGGCCAAAATGATGTAACTGTTATCTGTCATGACTGTGGCCAAATCTTTGAAGTAAAGACCACCGGCTCAATCCCCATTAAGGACGGTGAATCTAATGCGTAAAGGTTTAACCAGTTTCTATGGAACCGTTAAGGATTTCCGGTTATGGCTACAGCAAAGATCGTATTAACTCCACAATGTATCTGTGGTCGAGATATGATTTTTCACCAGAACCGCAAAGAAAGTAATTGTCCAAACTGTGGTGTGAAATGGCATCGCGATAGCAGTGGATTTTGGGCCTTTGGGCTTACGGTAACTACTTTTACGCCTAAAGAAAAGTGGTTAAAGAAATGGAAATAACTGAGTTACTTGCTCGGGCCCGGTCCATCGAGATTAACATATCTCCCAGGGACGGTCAAATCAACATATCGATGCCATGGGATATTAATTCCGTCCCGGATCCGGCCAAGGAGATCCTAAGAGAAATCAAAAAGAATCGGTCGCAGTTAATGGGCTACTTTGCTCTAAATAGCAATCCTGTTGATATTAAGTTGCTTATTAATGCACTAAAGCTGCAGGGTGTCAGAATTGCGCCAGACAATAATACGGGTTTCAAGATGTTTATTACTAAGGATGCCCCAGGGCGGTGCAATGGTACTGCAATTAAGTTGATCAATCTGCTAAATTACCACAGACATATGGTTATAGATTACCTTGCAGTTCAGGGTGAAAAACAACAGCCTGGATGAATTGAGGTGGTTCCTGCACTGCAGGGATGCTATGACGCTGGTCATTGCCTTGGCAACTGCGACCGGTACCCGGTAGCTATGAGTGATATGTGGTTATGTCGTGAAAGGTTGAGTGTTAAATGAAATGTGCATTAAACGGTCAGGAGTGCCTTAACTGCACTCCTGATTGCGAACTGGTCAAAGACGATCTTGAGGAGGACACCGAATGAAACTTTATGAGCTTACTGGTACGTTTAACGAGATTTTTAATCTTCTAAACGATGAAGATGTAGACCTTCAGGTATTGGAGAATACCCTGCAATCTATCGAAGAAGCCTTTGAGGTTAAGGTGGGTGGAGTGGCAAAAATAATTAAATCTCTCGAAGTTTCAGGTGAGGGATTTGAACGCGAGGCAAAACGTCTGGCTGACAAGAAAAAGGCAACGGAAAATCGCATTAAGTGGCTCAAAGATTATCTGCTTCGGGCGCTAGAGACAACCGCTAAGGATAAGGTACAGACCGATATCGGCACTGTCCGTAGGCAGAAAAACCCTGCCAGTGTCAATGTCCTAGATGCCTCATTACTTCCGTTTAAATACCTGGTTATTTCGCCACCTCCGCCGCCTGCTGTGGATAAGAAAGCAATATTAGACGATATAAAGCGTGGGGCTGAAGTTCCCGGTGCTGAGATCCACCAGGGTTATCACATTCGGATTCAGTGAGGTGGGCTAATTGAAGAGTATTGCAGCGAAACTAGTCCAAGTGGCTAAAGCCTGCGAATATGTACAAAAAGATTCTACCAATAAGGAGCAAAAATATAAGTATGTTTCAGCTGCCGCTATTCTTGGCAAAGTTAACGATGCCCTGGTGCAGGCCAATATGGCTAGTGTGCCGGAGTTTTCAATCCTGTCAGAAAAAGAAAAATCCACTTCCCGGGGTGGCGTATGGCAGCTTGTAACCGTTCAGTGCAAGTTAACCATCATTGATGCCGATTCCGGCGAATCAGTAACCGTCACCAGTTTGGGTACCGGTACAGATCCGGGTGACAAGGCAGTCGCTAAGGCCCAAACCATGGCCCTTAAGTACGCTTGGTTGACAGCTTTGAATATTGAAACCGGGGATAATCCCGAAGCCGACAGTAATACTGATAAAACCGAATTCACCAACCAAGGGCAACAACCAGCAGTAGCCCCCTTACCAAACACACCCAGAGTGCAGGAGCTTGTCGGCCTCTGGCATCAACTAGGATGGGATGTGAATTCCCTGCCAAATTATCTGCAACAGCGTTACCATAAACCAGCTAACCAACTAACAGACCCAGAGTTGGCAACCATGGTCAGCGAAGCACAAGGATACTTACAACAAAGGATGGTGTAAATATGAACTCTGTCAACATTATTGGTCGCTTAACCCGTGACCCAGAACTAAGATATACCCAGAATGGTAAAGCGGTAACCAATATGTCTATCGCTGTACAGAGATATGGCAATAAGGATGAGGCTGATTTTTTTGACTGCACTGCTTTTGAAAAGACCGCTGAAACAATTGCCAATAACTTAACTAAGGGCCGTGAGGTTGGTGTTTCCGGCCGCTTACAGCAAGAACGCTGGGATGACCAACAAACAGGTCAGAAACGTTCCGCAGTAAAAATTATGGTTAATTCAATTACCTTTATTGGGCCAAAACAGGATAATCAACAGCAATCACCTAACCAGCCACCTGCTCAACAGCAACAATACCAGGGGCCACCTCAGGGATACCAGCAGCAGGGTTTCCAACAACCACCTGGTTATATTCCGCCTTCTCAGGGAGGATACCCACTACCACAAGGATACCCTGGACAAATGCCACCACAAGGGCCGCCGCCAGGGCAGTACAGCCAGCAACCCGGACAGTATCAGCAACAACCACCAGGATATCAACAAACACCTGCTGGGCCACCTAATGGTCAGCCTCCCCAGGGACAGATTGATTTCCAGTTCCAGGGTCAGGGGCAAGGACAGCAACCTCCGGCTAACGGGTTCCAGGGCAATATTGACGATATCCCCTTTTAAACCATGTTCAAGTTAAGACCATATCAAGAATTACTCATTGAAGGCGTCCGGGATGAATTTCGTTCCGGACGCCGTAAAACCTGTATAGTTGCTCCCTGTGGTGCTGGAAAGACGGTAATTATGGCGTGGATGGCCGCACAATCCGCCACCCGTGGACAGTCCGTACTATTTGCTGTCCACCGTCAGGAGCTTATAGACCAGTCAAGTGAAACATTTACAGCCATGGGTATACAGCATGGGATTATCGCCCCAGGGTGTTCGGCTACCGGGGACCAGATCCAGATTGGTAGCATTTTCACTGTCGCCAGGAGGCTAGATCGTATCAATCCGCCAAATGTGATAATTTTCGACGAAAGCCACCACGCCAAGGCAAATACATGGGTCAAGCTAATGGAGGCATTTCCTCAAGCCTTTGTTATTGGTTTAACTGCCACGCCGGCCAGGACAAACGGCGACGGCATGGGAGATATCTTCGAATCACTGGTGCTGGGGCCGTCTGTGAAACAGTTAATTGAGTGGGGTAACCTAACCCCTTACAAATACTTTGCCCCGCCCGTAAAGGCAAATCTGGACGGCTTGCGGGTGAAGTATGGGGACTACATTAAGTCAGATATCACCCTTGCTATGGACAGATCAGAGATCATCGGGGATGCTATCGAGCAGTATAAAAAACTGACTGATGGCAAGCGGGCCATCGCTTACTGTGTGAGTCGTGCTCACTCTGAGCACACTGCAGAAATGTTTCGTGCTGCTGGGATACCAGCTCAGCACATAGATGGGGAAACAGAGCAGGGAGTACGGAAGGCGGCTATTGACCAGTTTCGCACCGGTAATATTAAGGTGCTGTGTAACGTTGACTTAATTTCCGAGGGGTTTGATGTTCCGGCTATGGAGGCGGTATTGCTGCTTAGGCCTACCCAGTCTCTGACGCTGCATATTCAACAATCTATGCGCCCTATGCGTCCAGATAAGGATAACCCTGATAAGGTGGCCATTATTATTGACCACGTGGGGAACTGTTACCGTCATGGTCTACCGGATGAGGACCGGTCGTGGTCTCTCGAAGGAAAAAAGAAAAACAGCACCGGTCCCAGGGAAGTCTCCCTAAGGCAGTGCCCAAAATGTTACGCAGCCCACCGACCTGCACCTGTCTGTCCGCTGTGTGGTTATCAATACGCACCAACTGAGCGGGCAGAACCTGATAAACGCCAGGGTGAGCTGGTTAAGGTTGACGAGATTGAACGCCAGAGAAAGAAACAAGAGATTAGGCAGGCTAGAAACATAACTGACTTAGAAGAAATTGCGCTCCGTCGGGGTTATAAACTTGGATGGATTAATAAGATGGCTGAACTTAAGAGGATACCGAATGGAGGGACAAAATGAAAGAATCTGATATTCAAAATCAAATTAGGATTTGCGTATCTCAGCAAGGGCTGGGCATCCTGTTTCGTGCCAACGTGGGCGAAGGCTGGACCGGCGAAAAAATCGTGAAAAACCTAGACGGCAGCATCACTATCCATAATCCGCGTCGATTAAAAACAGGTCTGCCGGTTGGTTTCTCTGATTTGTTTGGAGTTACCGAGAATGGTAAGGCCGTATTCGTCGAGGTGAAATCAGCGACCGGTCGCCTCCGTCAGGAACAAGAGAATTTCCTAAAACGTATGCGTCAGATGGGGGCCTATGCTGGTGTAGCCCGTTCCCCAGAGGATGCGGAGCGGATATTCCGTGTGGCTGAAGTGAGGTGAGGTGATTATGCGTAACCTCAAGATTAATGGTGATAATTGTTTACTACCTTATCAAGTCGGCGGTAACGAGTTTAACGGTTATGCTAGCCCCGAAAATTTAAAAGAGTACACCTTAAGTCAGGAAGAACTGGCAGAGATTCATAAAAAATATGGCCCTCCCGGTCAGAAACCGAAAAAAGAGAACTTCTTTGTGTCGGCAAAGCGGAGTGTTCCTTTAATCGGTGCCAGATAGTTAGTGCGCAGTAGCTAAATGTAGCGAAGTAAATGGGAGGTTATATTTATGGCTAAAAAAGAATTTACAGGCGAAGTAAGCATAGTTGCTAAACTTACTTTTTGCATTGAAGCAGATAGTAAGGAGGAGGCTATTAGAAAGCTGTTTGACGCAAATTGTCCTATAAGTCTGGTTGATGACGATGACAACCCTGTGTGTGAAATAATTGAACAGGAATGGCACATGGTTGACGAAGCTAGACAAGGCAATGTTCAGGAACCGGATTTAGTTGATTTTAGTATCGAGGAAGAATAATTCGCATTTCAACCATTAAACGCACCATCAATTAATTAACTATCAAAGGAGGGAGGAAACTACTTGAATTCGATATACGATTTTCTGTCCTCCCTGTACGGATATTTTGATGACGGTAGTGTCCTGTACTTATGGACACTACCGGATAAACAAACACACCCATTTACCGCAGATGCATTAACAGATATGGCAGCTACAGCTGAAAGGTTAGCTCCTATTCATGATGTTTATTTTGGGGTTGGTTCACTATCTCAACCATTAGGTCCCTATGAGCGGGCTAAAAATGATTATGTTATGGCAATCCCGGGTCTGTGGGTTGATATCGATATTAAGCATCCTGTGCATAAGATCCAGGAGTTACCGCCGGATATGGCTTCAGCAATGGATTTACTACAGAACAATATACCTCCATCTATGATTGTCTGGAGTGGGTATGGTATTCACGTGTATTGGTTATTCCGTGAGCCCTGGGAGTTGGATTCACCGGAGGAACGAGCCAGTGCTACCGAATTACTCAGATCAATTCAGGGTTCTGTAAAACATGCTGCCAGTCAGCGGGGGTGGAAGATAGATCCTACTGCGGATTTAGCCAGAGTGCTCAGGCTACCCGGGACACTAAACAGGAAAATTCCGGACAATCCCGTCCAGGCGCTGGTTATTGAGAGATCAGATGCCCGTTATAACCCGTCTGACATCGCAGACCTATTACCACCGGTACCGGTTGTCACCGGACAAATCCGGACAGAGAAGTTTGAACGCCGCCCAACGGATGGCCCAGCGGAATTGATGCTTAGGAACTGCCGTTTTTTACAGCACTGTCAATTAAATGCCGCCAGTATTAGCTACGCTGAATGGCTGGCAGCCCTGACGAATATTGTTAGGGCAAACGATGGCATCGATGCAGCACACAAGGTATCTGCCCTAGATCAGGCTCGGTACCAGGCAAAGGATACCGATAAAAAGATAGACGAAGCCTTAAACATGATGAATCCCCAAAACTGCGAGTATATTCGTTCCGTTATCGGGTTCCCTGGGTGCCCTCAGGGGGGCTGTGGAGTGCAGGCCCCTTGTGGATGGAGCTTATCTAAGGTTGGACAGGCTAGGGCTGTTGTACGTGGAATACCGGCTCCCACTCCGGATACAGTATTAACTTCAGAGGTATTAGGAGCACTGGCGGTGCTGAAGAAAGATGACCAGTTAGAATACACCAGATTCAAAGCCACCTGTAAGGGGCGTGTTAACCTGAACGACCTCGAGAAACAAGTTAAGCAACATAGCCGCCAGGTGCGTCAAGATAGCCACCTTCATGTGGTCCAGGATGGGGAAAAGCCCGGCACTAGGATGCTCAGTAATACTGTCCCTAATATTCCGGTTGATCTAGCCTTACCAACTAACTTTAAGTTTGAGCAAGGCGGAGTATTGTTTATTCGCCGGACTCAGAATGATGACATTATGGCCTATAAGGCTGTTGGGTCTCCGGCCATCGTATCTGAGCGGGTATTTAACGTAGACCTTCAGACCGAAAAACTAGAATTGTGTTACCAGTACCTGAACGGGTGGCGCAAATTATTGTTTACCCGTTCCACGGTAATGGATTCACGTAAGATAATGCGTCTGGCTGACTTTGGTGTGGCCATATCCTCAGAGTCGGCAAAGTATGCGGTAAAGTGGTTTGATTCTCTGCTGGATGCTAACCAGGACCGAATACCAGTTACTCAAGCAGTGTCAAAACTTGGCTGGCGGGGTGACCGTGAATTCATCCTACCAAACTTTAATCCGAAGTATCGAATCGACATTGATGACGATGGCAGCCAGCGTACCATGTCTGGTTTTACTGTAATAGGCGACCGGTCGGAATGGGTCTCCAGGATGCAGTACCTAAGGCAATCACCAAAGGCACGATTTATCCTGTCGGCCAGCTTTGCGGCTCCCTTGCTTCGTATCCTGGGGCAGCGTAACTTTATTGTCCATAACTGGGGTGGTAGCCAAGACGGTAAAACAGCCACCCTATGGGCTGCCATGTCTGTATGGGGTAACCCGGATAAACTTATAGGAACCTTTGATACCACTTCCACAGCGATGGAGCGGAAGGCTGCCCTGCACTCTGATCTTCCCCTAGCCATTAATGAACGCGAGGTATTAAGCCAGAATCGTAAGAATGATATTAATCCGCTGCTGTATGTACTGGGTGAGGGTCGTGGACGTGGCCGGGGAACAAAGACCGGTCTCCAAGATATGGCCACATGGAGAACCGTGGTCATGTCAACAGGAGAAGGTACACTCTCTAATGCCGGATCCTTTGATGGGGTCATGACTAGGGTGCTAGAGATCAGTGACGGACCCTTGGCCCATGATCGGGAATTTGCCCGTTCTCTGTATTATGTGCTTCCAAAGCATCATGGCCATGCTGGACCAGAATTCCTTCACCAGCTACTAGCTGCTGATTTTGGAACCATATTTACCGCTTATCGTGAATTTCAGACGGCCTTTAGGGCCAGTTTCCCGGATCGGATAGATTCCCATATTGATGCCGTGGCTTGTGTGGCTACAGCCGACTACCTAGCGTCTGCCTGGGTGTTTGGCGAGCCTTGGGAGCAGGCTAAGGCCGGTGCTATGGCCACAGGAATGCACATACTAGCGGGGCTGGTCACAAAAACAGAAGCAAGCGAATCCGGTCGTGCATGGGAAGCGTTCGTTGACTGGTTGGCGGAAAATCAGGATCGGTTAAAAGAACGAGCCGTTGGGCCACGGTTAGGATACATTGAAAAAGCTGCTAACCCTTTTGATAATGGTGGGATTTTTGTAATTCGGAGTGTTGTTGATCAGTTTCTAACAGAACGTTTTTCAAGTAGCCGGAAGATTATTCGTGAGTGGGCTACTGAGGGGAAGATTGAGTCTTATAACCATGGTGGTAAGACAAGATATGATGCTCCAAGTAAGGCATTGGAGGGCGGTTTTAGGGCCAGGGTGATAAAACTAAAAGAATTTAATCTTTGCACTTGTACCACTAATAGTGGTACAGAATAGGTTAGTGGTACAGGTAGTGGTACAGAGGCGAAGCCTTGAATGGTAAGGGTTGAAGGGTATTTATATATATAATGTACCACTGTACCACTAAATATTATATATCTCTATAGGAAATATACCCTACCCCTTAAAGGTAAGGTATAAGGGGGGTATAAAAAAGATATTACACCCTTCGGAAATTAGTGGTACAGAGATACAAGTGACCTGAACACCAGTAAAATCAAGGCCTGACGGGTTTGGATCTTGTACCACTATTAGTGGTACAGAAATTATCAACATTCTATCCAAATTATCCACAAGTAAAGGGGGCTATTCGATGGATATCAATATAGCTGGTATGACAAAAACAGAAAAGCAGCTGCTGAATAACTTGCTGCAGAAATATGGAGCCAATGAAGTTCTGGAGTGCAGCAAAAAAGTCCTTGAAATAGAACGAATGGAGCGGGATTATCAGTTTTCATATGCCTTTCCAGCGGTAAAGTTTGTAGCCAGCAACAGTGTACCAAAACAATTATTCCATATAGTTAGTGAACTGATTGAGGTAGCCAATGCAACTCAAGAAAATCAAAATCGTACTGATGAGGAAATGGCTGACTTGCTTCATTCCTGTGAAACTTACTTCCGGATCCGGGAGAGGGAAGGGGTAGACGTTCGGCATATTTTCTTAAAGGTTATCAAAAAGAATATTGTCAGGGATTATTACTTGGAGGATTAAGCATGGCAACACTCTGTGAAACATGCGCTAAGGCAGTTCCCCAACTTTGTCAGTGGATCAATAAAGGTGATAGAACTGGCTTAGAATATAAATCTAAAAATTCACCTTATGGCGATAAAAAAACCTATGAGGTAGTAATTGTAATCAGTTGCCCAAGATATAAGCCAGGGCCTTTGCCATCTATTGGAATGACGGAATGGAGGTGATCCTAAGGTGGGCAAATCAAAAGTAGATATTCAAGCAATAGCACGAGCTGCAGCCAAGGAAGCCTTGAAAGAGCATAAAGAAGAAGAACGGCAACGTGTTAAAAGAATCCGGTATCAGAATACGGAGATGCTTCTTAAAAATTACCTAAACCTTATGGACCACTACGAAAACGCCAAGGATAGGGCATCGGATATCATGGATCTTGATGACCTTGACTTGGACGAGGTTATTGTAAAAGCGATCAAGCGAAGCCGGACCAGAACGGTGATAATGATCACCTTGATTGAAACTTGTCTGGAAATTCTGAAGCTAAGAATGTCTGCCAAAGGCCAGACTGAAAAGTATGAGGTTATTAATAGCTTATATCTTGATAAGGCAAGAAGGGATATTCAGTTTGGTGAATTAGTCAAGACAGTAGCTGAAGAATTACACTGCAGCGAGCCTTCGGTACGTCGATGGAAAAACGAAATGGTTAACGAATTAAGCATACTAATATTCGGTGTAGATGGCCTGAGGCTAGACATTTAAAGGACTGAAACCTTTGATTGAACCGTGATTAAAAGTTGATTTTTACATGATTATTCAAACGTGGTAAAATGGTACTGTAAAATATTGTGTTCAAAAGAACCGTCCAAATGAGGGCGGTTTTTCTATTTTAAATCGGTAAATGTTGGTATAATGTGTGGTGTGAGGTGATAGTATTGGATAACCTTCTTGCCTATATTATTTTACTAGCGCCAGGTCTTATTATCATGCTAATTAATGAGCGAGTTGGGTCGCATCCATCCGCAAAATATACCAATACAGAAAAATTAGTAATGTCAGTATTGTTCACTCTGCCAGTGCTGATAGGCAATATGCTTTTACTATATCTAAAAACAGGGATAGCTAACGTACCACAACTCCAGGAAGAAATAAAAGGACTAAGTGGTCTAATATTATTTACCATTTCTAGTATTTTATTTTCAATCTTTTTTTGCTATTTATGGCATGGGTATATTAAAGAAAATTTTGTGGTTGAATTAATAAACAAAATTAGAAGAGATAAAGATAAATGTGACTTAAATGAAGGTAACCTAGTGTGGGAAGATGCATTCCATGGTAGAAAAGGACTAGCAGTAAGAGTTATCTTAAAAGATGCTAAGGTGTATGGAAGTCCAACTAATATGTCAGAAAACATTTCTGATGAGAGATGTCTGTTGCTAGCTGATTCAGAAATAGTAAAGGACATTGTAGAAAATCACAATGTCCCCGTCCGTGAAACTTATGTTGATACGAAGTCAGGTGTGGCTGTAGAAATATACGATTCTGAGAAATTTTTAGCTGAGTATAATAAAAAGCATTCTCAAAATGCTATTTATTCTGATTAGTGCTGTTGCTACTGTTACTATTATTTGATGATGTATTTGATGAGTTAGAACAAATACTTGGTCTTACTGCTGATCTATTCTCACTCACTATTGATGCCCTAATTGCACTATCAGTTACTGCAACTGGTTTACCTTGGTTGCTTGACATATGGCTTTTCTCCTTAACACTTATTTCTGAGGTTTTGTACCAGGTTTAGGGACAATGCTTGGTTTGGTAGCTGAGTTTTGACCATTAGGTTTACTAGAACCGGTTGGTCTAACCGGACCTTTGGACAAAGAATAGCCCTCCTTTCTGTCGATGATAGTCGCAACTAATCTCTTTGACAGCATTGGAGGGTTTTCCTTCTGTATTTAATTTAAAGATTAATTATTTAAATAAATTAACTTGTAAGTTATGTCGCAATTTGTTTAGAGGTATTAGCCTCCTTTTGCCGAATAGTGGTGGTGGAAGGAGTTTTGGTTGGTTATGGAATGGAATTGGAATATATTTGGTTCGTTAGGGCAATGGGCAGGCGCGACAGCAACGCTACTCGCTGTAATAACTGCTCTAAACCAGCGCAAACCCAAAATTAAGATTAGAGTACGTAAAGATGGACAATATTTATGTGATCCAAAAACACTGAAACCTATAAAACATTGTGGGAGTACCATAGTTATAATAACAAACATAGGTATGCTCCCAGTTGATATAATCAGTGTTGGTTATAGATTCCCGCACGCATTTTACACTACTAGTGAGGACAGATTAAAGTCCTTGCCAAAACATTTAGGACCTGGAGAACATATTGCTATAGAATTTGATTTAAGTTCTAATAAATATGCTGAAACCATAGATAAACTAAAAATTTTTTATGCTTTAGATAGTAGTGGTGAAGAGTATTATCAGCAAGCAAGTCCATATGAAAAAATATTAAGAAGTTTGTGGTGGCATGTATGTAAATATCTACCCAAATATTATAAACACATAAATAGATAATAAGAGCCTCCGGGCTCTTTTCTTTTTGCCTTCTGAAAGGTGACAGTTATGAACATACATAACCAGGATGAAGTTGGACGTTGGGTGCAAGACTTTATCGATAATAACAATCCCCATGGGTTTTATACTTCTAGCCCTTGGCTTAATGTAAGGTTTGAAGTATTACAGGAATTTAAGTTTGAATGTCAACATTGCAAGGCTAGAGGATTCTACAAGAAGGCTGACACTGTACACCACGTTCAATACGTTAAAAAGTATCCGCGTTTAGCTTTGAGTAAGACGTACATTGACAATGAGGGAAATGTAAAATTAAATCTCGTTCCGCTTTGCCATGGTTGTCATGAGCATGTACATGATTATAGGAGAAGGGTTAAGAAGAAACCTTTGACTCCAGAGAGGTGGTAAGACACCCCCCGGTTGAAATAAAACGTATTTTAATTTGAGGGGGCTTGACTCGGCAGGGTGGTCGACAAAAGAGATTTTTTCAATTTTCACGTGATGGGGGGTGGTATGACGTGGCCAGAAAAACTGAAATTAAAAAAGATCTTAAAAACCAGCTCGAAAGAAACGGGGTCTATGGCAGTCATTACCTTGACCTCATTAACGACTACATGAGTCTCTGGGAAATTAAGAATAGACTTATCAAGGATATCAAGACTCGGGGGGTATCGGTTGAGTGGAATAATGGTGGCGGTCAAAAGGGGTTTAAGAAAAACGACTCCATTGCCGAACTCAACAAGACTAACGCTCAGATGCTGAAAATCCTAAACGAGCTAGGGTTGAAAGCCAACAGCTCAGGATCGGGCGATGATGACGATGAGGAAATGTAACTATCATCCTTACATCGATGCATACATGGATACGATCCGGTCTGGTGGTGTCCCGGCTAGTAAAGACTTACTGCAGGCTATGGACTATGTTGAATTTAAGCTTAGCGATCCTGACGTGTTTATCGATACCGAAAAGATTGACAAAGCTATCGAGCTTATGGAGCGGTATTTTGAAGTTAAACTGCTTGACTGGGAATTATTCGTTACAGCTCTAATTCACTGCTACTACAAGTCAAATGATACGGTAGTATTCAGCACCATCTTTATTATGATGGGGCGTGGCAATGGCAAGAATGGGTTTATCTCACCAGTCGCATGGTATCTAACAACCCACTATCATGGGGTAAAAGGTTACAATATAGACATCGTTGCTAACGCTGAGGACCAGGCCAAAACATCATTCAATGATGTATATGAAGTACTCGAAAGAACCTGGAAAAAATCGAAGAAGTTTTTTTACAAGTCTAAGGAAGTTATCGTAAATACCAAGACAAATTCCTACATTAAGTTCAATACATCTAATGCCAAAACAAAAGACAGTAAGCGTACCGGCTGCCTGATCTTTGACGAGGTTCACGGGTACGAAACATACGATAACATCAAGGTATTTACCTCCGGCTTTGGAAAGCGCAAGCATTCCAGAGCTTTTTATATTACTACGAATGGTAATGTTCGTGAGGGCGTTCTTGATGACATGCTAGCTATTGCTGCTGATATACTCAACGGGACAATTAAGGACTTGGGGTGGCTACCTTTAATCTACAGAATTGACAGTGAGGAAGAGGCACTTGACCCGAATATGTGGCATAAGGCGAATCCTTCTCTGAGGTTTTTCCCGGAACTTCAAAAGGAAATGCAAAATGAATTTATCGAGATGAAGTACAAGCCTGCCATAGAGGAGGAATTCTACACCAAGCGGCTTAACTGGCCGAGGCAAAACCGGGAAATTATTGTCACCGAATGGGATAATATCAAGGCAACAAATAAACCACTTCCGGATTTATCCTACAGGACATGCGTCGCTGGAATAGACTACTCCAAAATAACTGACTTCGCAAGTGTGAACCTTCATTTCCGTGAGGGAGATATTCGGTATGACATCAACCATTCGTGGCTTTGCTTAAATTCAGCCGACCTTCCAAGGCTGAAAATACCCTGGCGAGAATGGGCCCAGCAGGGGTATCTTACCCTGGTCGATGATGTGGAAATATCCCCAGACCTGATCGTTAACTGGCTTGCCGAGAAGGCTACGAAATATAACATAATCAAGTTGGCGTTAGATAACTTTCGCTATGCCCTGCTAGCTACTAGCCTAAAGCGAATTGGCTTTGATGCTAAAGATAATAAAAATGTTAAACTTGTTCGTCCATCCGATATCATGGCGATTGTGCCGGTGATTGATAGCTGCTTTGCGAACCAAAATTTTGTGTGGGGAGATAACCCACCACTGCGATGGGCCACGAATAATACAAAGAAAATTGCCTCTGGGAAAAAGCAGGGGACTGACACTGGGAACTTTTACTATGGCAAGATTGAGGCTAAGAGCCGAAAGACAGACCCATTCATGGCTTTGGTAGCTGCCATGACTATTGAAAGTGAACTGGGTGACGGTTATTGCGGTGAGACACCTGATGTTGGTGTGTATGTTTACTAGAGAGGGGGTGGGAATTTGGGACTAATATCATGGCTCGTAAATAGAATCAGTGGAGATCCTGAACCAACAGAGTTAGAGATTGAAGAATTTTTTAATCTGCAGGCAGAGCTTGTAATAAGAAATCTTGCCTTTTACTCAGCTATTAACCTGATTGCAAATTCTATCAGTAAGTGTGAATTTAAAACCTACCTGCGAGGCAAAGAGATTAAGGACAAGGAATATTACCTGTTTAATGTTGAGCCGAATAGGAATCAAAACTCAAGCCAGTTTATCCAGAAGTGGATAACCAAGCTTTATGAAAATAACGAATGCCTAATTATCAGCGATGCAAACGGTCAGTTATTGGTAGCGGATACATTCAGTAAAACTGAATACGCCTTATTCGACTACCAGTTTAGCCAGGTATCAGTTGATAATTTTACGTTCAACAAGACTTTCAGCATGAAAGATGTTTTGTATTTCAAGCTAAATAACCAGGATATCCGCAAGCTTATTAATGGCATGTATGAAAGCTACGGTAAACTTATTTCTTACGGCCAAAAAAGCTACCAAAAATCACGTGGTAGTAGAGGTATTTTGGATGTCGGTGCCGTTGCTCAAGGGAAACCAAATTTCCATGAGACTTTCAGTAAGCTCATGAATGAACGCTTTAAGACTTTTTTTAATGCTGAAAATGCGGTGTTACCGTTGTTTGACGGTTATACCTATACGGACCTGGGTTCCAAAACCTACAGTAACGAAGGAACCAGGGACATCAAGGCCATGATTGATGATATATACGACTTTACTGCTCGTGCATTTCGTATACCGCCGGTGTTGCTAAAGGGTGATATTGCTAACATTGAGGATGCAGTAAATAACTATCTAACATTTTGCATTGACCCTCTAACTGACATGATGCAAGAAGAAGTTAACCGAAAGCGGAATGGGTTTGAAGGGTTTAAGCAAGGCACGTTCTTGAAAATTAATACGAAATCAATTAAGCATGTTGACCTGCTGAATGTGGCTACAGCCATTGATAAACTAATTTCTTCCGGTGCTTTTTGCATTAACGATATTCGAATGCTGGTTGGAGATGAACCAATTGACGAACCATGGGCTTGGCAGCATTGGATGACCAAGAACTATTCTTCGGTGGAGGATTTACTAAAAGTACTCAATGGAGGGGGTGAAGCAAGTTGAAAAGGACTTGGGAACTAAAGCAAGCAGCTACTCCTGATACCTTAGAAATGTATATTTACGGGGATGTCAAAAGCGACTATTTTGATTGGTGGACATGGGATATGGTTGAAAGTGAAACCTCTGCAAACCACTTCAGGAATGAGCTTGCCAAATATCCGGATGTTAAAGAGATCAAGATTTTCATTAACAGTTATGGTGGTAGCGTGTTCGAAGGGACTGCAATCTATAGCCAGTTAAGGAGGCACCCTGCACAAAAGACAGTTTACATTGACGGCTTTGCCTGTTCTGTGGCCTCCGTCATAGCAATGGCAGGTGACCGAGTGATTATGCCTAAAAACACCATGATGATGATCCACAATGCATGGAATATTGTGGCCGGAAATGCCACCCAACTAAGGAAGGCAGCAGACGACCTGGATACCATCATGGCTGGCAACCGGCAATCTTACCTCCAGAAATCAAATGGCAAAATAACCGAAGAAAAACTCATTGAATTATTGGATGCCGAGACATGGTTAACGGCTGAACAGTGTATTGAATATGGTTTTGCCGATGAGTTGTTGGAGAAAGATGCTGACCTGACCGAAGCTAAACAACTTCTTCAAAAAATGAACAAAACGCTGGAGCAGCAATTAAGTTATAACAGAGCTATAGCGGTTCAGTTCAGGGAATTGGCTAAGGAACCAATTCAGAAGACACCGCCTAGCGAACCACCACCGGAACCGCCAAAAGAAAATAAAACCATAAAATTTATGGCGGCATTGTTCCGCTAATTTTTATTTAAAGAAGGGAGAAAGCGATGAGAAACCTTGATTTATTACAGGCCAAGAAAGCAGAAATCATGAACAAGCTTAACCAGGCCATCAAAGACGGTAACGAGGAAGCTTTTGCCCAGGCTTTTACCGAGTTCACCGAAACCATCCAAGAGGCTGTCATGGATGAAGCCAAAGGGCTAGTGCAGGCTGCTGATGCCAATGTACTGGTAGGACGTGGAGTAAGACAACTGACATCGGAAGAAAACAACTACTTCCAGAAGGTTATCGAGGCTATGCGGACAAGCAATCCTCAGCAAGCTCTTACCGATCTGGACGTGGTTATGCCGAAAACTGTTATTGATGCAGTATTCGATGACTTAGTTGAAACCCATCCCTTGCTCGATGCGATCAATTTCCAAAATACTAGCGGATTGATTGAATATCTAGTTAACGCCAATGGTTCTGAATTAGCATCCTGGGGAACTCTTACATCCACTATCGTCAAAGAGCTAACCTCTGGATTTAAGAAAATCAATATGAGCTTCCATAAGTTATCTGCTTTCCTGCCAGTAGCTAAGTCCATGCTGGATCTTGGTCCAACCTGGTTAGACAGATATGTTAGAGCAATCCTAGGCGAGGCTTTGGCTAACGGACTTGAAGAGGGCATTATTAACGGTACAGGTAAGGATATGCCTATTGGCATGAATCGACAGGTAGGTGAAGGCGTAACTGTTACCGATGGTGTGTATCCTTTGAAGGATACTGTGGCTGTCACAAGCCTTGATCCAGTTTCTTATGGTCAATTAATCTCTGGCATGGCTGTTGGCCCTAATGGAAAAACACGGGTTGTAAGAAGCGTTATTATGATTGTCAACCCTGTTGACTATTTACAAAAGGTTATGCCAGCTACTACTATCCGTGGGGCCGATGGAGCCTATGTAAACAATGTGTTACCTTTCCCCACGACAATTATTCAATCAACTCAGATTGCACAGGGTAAAGCAATATTTGGTTTAGGTAATCGCTATTTTATGGGTATCGGGACAGCCAAGTCAGGTAAAATCGAATACTCTGACGAGTACAAATTCCTCGAGGATGAAAGAGTATATCTCGTTAAGCTGTATGGCCATGGGGAACCGTTGGATAATACAGCTTTTGTTTATGCTAATATTTCCGGATTACAACCTGCAGTACATGAAGTTGTTGTAACAAATACTGTAAATACCCATGAGGTAGTTTAATTGGGGTGATATGGATGGCATTGCCAGAAGGATTACTGGAGGCTGTTAAAAACTACCTCGACATCACATGGGAAGATCCTGCCGGAGATGAAAAACTCTCCGGCATTATTGCCCGTGGCATTAAGTATGTTGATGGAATCGCCGGGGCAGAAATGGATTACACCGTAGAAGACAAGCCCCGGGAGTTGCTCTTTGACTATTGCCGTTACGCTCGTTCCAATGCTCTGGATGAATTCCAGAAAAACTATCTCCATGAACTGCTAACCTTGCAGCTTAACCAGGAGGTGGCTTCCTATGAAGCAGCAAACACAGACATTCAATGATGGCATTGTGAACATTTACAGTGTTGGCAACATAGCTCAACTAGGCAATATGCCGAAAGAAGGACTGACCTTAAAGGTCGGTCCTTTGAGGTATAAAGAGCGTACCGTAGGCATGGGCCGGTTCTGGACGGCTATGCAAGCCCAGACCAGAATTGACCAGGTAATCCGGGTGCCGCAGATACGTAGCGTATCCACCCAAGATATAGCCGTTTTGATGGATGGTAAACAGTATGAAATTAAGCAAATTCAGTACCAGGAGGATGTAGAACCGCCGGTCATGGACCTATCTCTCGAGAGATTGGAGGCCGATTATGAGTTTGGTTAATTTGCGTGACTTACTGCTTACTGTAACCCCAAATGTGTATCACTACCATGCTCATAAAAAACATGATAGTTATATCGTGTGGTCTGAATACGGCACCCAGGGTTTAAATGCTGACAGTGAAATACAGGAAATATCGTGGCGTGTTCAGGTTGATTTTTTTACAAAAACTGAATTCGACCCAAACGTTGAAAAGATAAGCTCGTTACTTGACCGTGAGGACATATCATTTAGCTATTTAGTAGATTATGAGCAAGATACCGGTTATGTCCATCATATTTGGGATTGCGAGGTGGCATGATGGCTCGGTTTAACACTTCCGGATTAGATGATTTAATCAATGATGTCATCCGCCTCGGTGACGCTGGTAAAGAAGTCGGCGACAAAATGTTGATAGCCGCTGCAGTCGAAGTAAAAGAGGCTTGGAAGGACAGTGCCCAAAGGCACAACTTAAAAGATACTGGAGATATGATTAATTCAATCGGTTATCCACGCCAGCCTAAAAATGTTGGGGATGTTCGCACAATCGATATTTATCCCAAGGGAAAAGATCGAAAGGGAGTAATGAACGCTGAAAAGGCGTTTATTTTGCATTATGGTTCATCCTCTATAAAGCCGACGCATTGGGTTGATGAAGCAGACGAGGCAGCTGCCCCCCAAGTGCAGGAAGCAATGGAAAAAGTTTTTGATAATTTCATGAACGGAAGGGAATGATTGATAAATGGCATACATCGGACTAAAACATCCGGTCTTTGCGCCGATTGTATCGGAACCGGCTAATGGTCTACCAACCTATGGAACCGGGCTAGTTGTAGGTCGTGCAATTGCTGCAAACGTCTCAATCGAGCTATCTGATAGCAAATTACCAGCTGACGATACAATCGTTGAGATTGATAACAGTTTTATTTCCGGAACAATTACAACTGGTATTGATGACCTTTCGGATGAGGCGTTAAAAATTTGGCTAGGGCAGCAAGCTGCTACTTTGAATGGAGTGGCTACTATCAGATCAGCTGCAAGCTATGAAGCACCCAATGGAGGTTTTGGTTATTACCGGGTCCGGAAAAAGAATGGTGTACGCTCATACAGGGCCTACTGGTATTACAAAACCAAATGGGGTATGCCATCCGAAGATGCTTCCACAAAACCAGATGGAGCTATTGAGTGGCAAACACCGGAAGTGCAAGGCACTATCATGGCTACACAGGATAGTGTAAATTCATGGCGTGATCAGGCAACTTTTTCAACGGAAGCAGAGGCTGTTGCATGGTTAAATGAACTGGCCAATATTGGGGAACCGGCAGACAAAGCTAATCTTAATGCAACCATTGCGAGTGCTCAGGCTCTTGACCCAGAAACTTATACTTCAGTATCTTGGGTGGATGTTGCAAATGCTCTTAGCGATGCTGTTGCTGTGGCTGCTATGGAAAGCCCATCACAGACCAGAGTTGATGATACAAAGAGCCTGCTCGAGACTGCCGTGGCTGCATTGGTGCCCCGGGTTTAACGAGGTGATGGAATGTTTGAAAGCGATAGAAAAATAACAATCAGAAATAAAACATACCCTCTTTTGTTTAATGTGATTGCCTTGAAAGAAGTATGTGAGAGGTACGGCGGAGTTGAAAAACTCGGGGAAAAACTTCAAGAGGACTATAAAAAAGCTATTAGCGAATATGCCTGGGTTATTTCTTTGTTAATTCGTCAGGGCCTTGCACTTAAGAATTTTGAGGAAGACACGAATGAGAAAGCACCGACCCCAGAACAGCTTGAGATAATTATGACTCCGAAGGAACTATTCAGCCAGCAGCCAACGATAATTGGCGCAATAAATGATGGCATGGACTCCGGAGAACAAGAAGAAACAGAAGAAGTTGACGAAGTGCTTGAAGAGGTACTAGCCTCAAAAAACGGGAAGGGCGCAGAGGGCAAATAGATCCTTTGCGCCTTGTTTTTTTAGGCATACGCTGTGGGTTAAGTGAGAAACAGGCTTGGCTAACTACACCCGGGCGTATAGTTAGGTTTTGGAAATGGACCCGTGGATATGACGAATACCTGCACTGGATACCAAAGAAAAAGCAACGGGAGGTGGAGTAAATGAAGCGTGAAATCAAAACTACGCTTGCACTTGACGGCGAGAAGAAGTTTAAACAGGAACTGCAAAATGCAAGCAGACAACTCAGAGTTCTTGGCAGCGAAATGAAGGCTAACACTGCAGCATTTAAGGGCAATGAGGATTCGCTAGAAGCGCTTACCTCCCGCGGCAATATTTACAGAAAACAGGTAGAGCAACAAAAAGAAATAGTTGCTGCTCTTGCAAGGGCCGTTGAGGAAAGTGCCCAGAAGTATGGTGACGCCGATAGACGTACTGATGAATACAGAATCAAGCTGAACAATGCTACTGCAGCTCTAAGTAGAATGGAAAGCGAGCTAAAGCAAAATAGCCAGGCAATAACTGAATTTGGTAATAATGCTGATAAATCATTGGATAATTTTAAGAACTCTTTGCAAAACACTGGGGATAGGCTAAAAGGCATTGGTCAATCAATGTCTGTGGCTTTTACTGCTCCTCTTGTAGGTGGTTTCTTTGCTGTCACCCAGGGTACGAAGGAGCTACGCGGAGATCTTGCTGTATTGGAAACTAACGCTCAGATAGCAGGCCAGAACATGGGTATTCTAAATGATGCTCTTGTCAAACTGCAGGCAGTTACCGGAGAGACTGACTCTAACATAGAAGGTTTATCCGAGTTGCTTGCCACTGGATTTAGAGATGAGCAATTAACTCAGTTGCTTGATTCACTATACGGAGCAGCCATCAAGTTTAAAGACACCATGAAATTCGAGGGTATCTCCGACGGACTCCAAGAAACGCTGGCTACAGGTGCAGCTGTTGGTCCATTTGCTGAGTTATTAGAACGGTCAGGCATTGCACTGGACGGATTTAACGATGGGTTGACAGAAGCCATAGCAAAAGGTACACAGGAACAATATGTATTAGACGTGCTCGCCAAGACAGGCCTTGCTAAAACATATGAAGCCTACCGGAAAAACAACGAGGAAATGGTCAAAGCAGAAGAAGCCAATTTTCGCATGCAGCAGTCTATGGCTAAGCTTGGGGCCTCTTTGGAGCCTTTGCTAACACCAATAATTAATAAAATTACCGAACTAGTTAACAAATTTAACGAGGCTGATCCTGCAACGCAAAAAATAATACTTACTATTGGTGGCGTTGCCGCAGCCGCAGGCCCAACACTTGTTGCTGTAGGTAGTATGGCAACTGGATTTTCATCGGTAGTCGGGATTGCAGGAAAACTAGTTCCGAAGTTGAAAATATTTGCCGTTGGCATGGGCCCAGTAGGTATTGCCATAGCCGCTGTAACAACAGCAGGTGTGCTGCTCTATAAAAACTGGGACACTATTTCTGCGAAAGCGGGAGAATTAAAAGATAATACTGTTGCAAAATTTGAAGAGATAAAAACAGCCATAACCAATAAGGTTAACCTGGCTAAGACTAATGCGACAGCAGCAATAGACGGCACTAAGGCGATGTTTTCAGCAAAAATAACAGAGATTCAGTCAGGCGTAAACAATAAGTTTGAAGCCATCAGGTCTGGGATAACAAATAAAATCGATGCCGCAAAGGATTCAGTCGGTAGAGCAATTAACGAGATGAAAGGATTTTTTAACTTTAATTGGTCACTACCGAAAATTAAGCTACCACATTTTAATATCTCTGGTAGTTTTAGTTTGAATCCACCGAGGGTTCCTAGTTTTGGTGTTAATTGGTATGCTAAGGGTGGTATATTTGATGAACCTTCGATTATCGGTGTGGGCGAGGCTGGCAAGGAGGTAGTTGCCCCTGTAGATAAGCTGGTAGATATTATAAGGAATGCCTTTAAAGGTGAGAGAGCCGCAGTGGTAGGCGGTGGCGATGTGATCGTCCAGCAGATGATCGTGAGAAACGACAATGACATAACCAGAATAGCACGGCAATTGTTCTACCTACAACAGGGCAAAACGAGGGGGCTGGGGCTAAAATGAGGGGCTTCAGCTTTAAAGGTCGCCACTGCAGCGAATATGGTGTAATCATGCGATCTAAAAATAGGCCAATTCTCTCTGGGGTTAATGATTCTTATTTACAGATACCAGGGAGACACGGGACATATTTATTTGGGGGTGAATTGGCAGATCGGACAATTGATCTCGAATGTGCTATCCTGGCCGGTTCCCTGCCTGACCTCAGGTCTAAGTTTAGGGAAATATCATCCTGGTTGTACTCACCAAAACGCGAAAATCTGGTTTTTGATGATGAGCTAGATAAGTATTATTTAGCAAAACTAGACGGGCAAATTGATGTAGAACAAGCACGAGCTACAGGAAAATTTGATCTAAAGTTTAGGTGTGAACCATTAGCTTACGGTGGAGACATTGAAAATTTATTTATTAATGACCAGGTTACTGTTTTTAACCAAGGAACATATGAGGCTTTACCGTTATTTCAGTCAACTTTTATTCAACCAGCGACTGAATGGCGGGTAAATAAAGCAACAGAGTATATTAGAGTCGTTAGAGGTTTTGCCCCTGGTGATGTACTGGAGGTAAACTGTGCCACCGGTGCAATATTACTAAACAGCGTAAGGATACTGGAGAGCCTAGACTGGCAGAACAGTATCTTTTTTGCTTTCCCGCCTGGTGAGCATACCTTGAATATCGCGCCTGCAGGAGTATGCAATACTAAAATAATTTATAAGCCGAGGTGGTTGTAATGAACTCGGTAGTCATTGAAGCAAGCAAAAACAGTGTGATCATAGAGGCTGTTGATATTGAAACTATAATTCACTTTCTGACCTCATCATTGGTGATGGAGGAACATAAGGAAGTGATTGAATGACGTTCACTATTAAACGTAATGACACAAGGACTGCCCTAAAGGCGAAATTAATAAATAGATCAGGGAACCCGGTAGAACTTGCGGGTGCGACGGTAAGGTTTGTAATGAACAATGGGATTAGTAGAGATGCGTTAATTATTGACGAACCAAACGGGGAAGTTTTATTCGTTTTTCGCCCAGGTGACACAAGTCATTCCGGTATCTATAAGGCAGAATTTAGAGTTACCTACCCAGACGGAAACAGAGAGACGTTTCCAAATAACGGGCATATTCCGGTATATATTTACCCTAACCTAGGAGAGTGATAAAAAATGACTTGGGATACTAAACCTATCAAACGCTCCCAGGGAGACCCCGTGCCCCAGGGGTTTGACCCTACACTAGATGAATACCAGGTTGCGCATATTACTAAAAATGCACTCTGGCAAGCGTTGGTTGATCCTAACACTGGTCAGTTTATCGGTATTACCGATGGAAAAATAAACATCCGGGCAAGTGAGATTGAAATTATCCTGGCAAGTTTAGCCACTGCAGCTAATCAAGCTATCATTATTAGTCACGTAGATGGCGTAGAAACAGCCTTAACCACGCTCAATGAGTATGTTGACCAGTTAGAAACAATTTTAACAGCAATGAAAGAAACAGCTGGCATCAAGAAAATTACAGATGCTGTGGATGTTGCAGACAGATCAGAACGAGCACTGGGAAATGTTACGGTAAACAACTCAGCTTTGCCGACCGGCGCTGCTACCAGTGCCAAACAGGATTCTATTATTAGCAATATCGATGAGTTAGAGACGATCCTGAAGGCCATCCGCGATACCAGCGGCATTAAGAAAATTACCGATGCTGTAGATATCTCTGATAGAGCCGCCAGAGCTCTAGGTAAAATTGCAGCTGATGATGCAGCCTTGACACAGTTAGGAGCCATGGCAGCGGCAGCTGTGACGGATCCGACTGCAGCCGCAACTGTTATTGCATTGTTAAAAGGTATACTAAAGCAACTCCAAACCGGCCCCAATGTTATGCAACTCTCGGGTAGTAGTCTTGAAATATATAAAGCTACTGTAGACGAAAGACCAGAAGCAAATACCGTACCTGTTGGTTGTGTATTTATGGCCGTTCAAACCCAAGAGATGTGGCAATCAGACGGTACTAATTGGGTGGTGATTTAAGGTGAGTTTAATTGATTTAGCAAGAGCCAAGGGATATACAAACGAACAACTAAACAAAAACAACAATAACAACCAACCGACACAAACATTAACTTTTGACGGTGGTATATATTCTGTTCCAAGCAATATCGTTAATGGGCAAATTAGCGATATTCGCCTTTTGGGAAATACCCGGACAAACTTATTTAAAAAATTAGACACGATGCCAGCGAATGTGACTTATAACCCTACTACAGACGAATATGTGTGTAGCGTAGGTGGTACTGGAAACATAATTACTCCAAACATCAATATTAAACCAAATACTGCATATTTAATAAGTTTTGATATTAAATGTAGTGAGGTATATACTCCAGCGAACAAAGCCGAATGCTTTAGAGTTGATGATATTGCTAGTGGTACTTGGATAGATGGTTTATTTTCACAAATTGGTACATCTTATGCTAGGTTAACTTTTTCTATTCCAAGCACTAATACTGCAACCGGTTTAAGATTTGTGTTACGAAATGCAGTTAACAAAAGTTTAACAATCAAAAATATAATGCTCGAAGAAGGAACAGAATTAAAGCCTTACATCACTACAGGCACTAAATCTACAGTTAGCAACATTCGGTTAGTTAGTTTTAAAAACTTATTTAACAGATTTCAAAACCTTATTATTGGCTATTACCTAAGCAGCACTGGTAATATATCAGCGTCACCAAGCGGTGAAAATCAATTTGTTTCAGACTATATAAAAGTAGATAGTAGTACAGCGTATATTATTTCAAATACCGCCGCCGAGGAAAATTATATTCGTATTGGCTACTATGATACAAATAAAAATTTTATTAAAAGAGATATTACAGGAACAAAAGCAACAGAATTTACATTTACAACTCCAAGCACTGCTCAATATATTCGTGTATCACAAGAAGTTGGGACGGAAAAAACGACACTACTTGAAAAAGGCACAGTAAAGACGGAATTAAAAGAATCAATGGTTTACATTTCCGCAGGTGGCGAACTCCGAAGTGTCGGTATCGCTAAAGATGAAGTTAATGCAACCAGTGGTGAGAAGGTTCAGAGGGTTAGTGATGATAAATTATTAACTCAAATATCATCTTATTTAGATGGAACTGTAGCAAGAAGAAATATAATTGACACAACGGGTTTAGCATTACCGGCAGATAACTCAACTTTACCACAAACAACAAGATTAATTGATAAAAACACTGGTAGTGCTTTAGACAGAACAGACAGTGTTAATTGGGACACTACAGGAGGAATAGGGAAATACTACATTTCGTCAACGGGTGTATTATATATAATATCTGCTGTTGGTGTATCTCCGGCAATCAATCATGCACTAACTTATCAATTAATGCAAAATACAGTTACAAAAATACCACAACAACCACCTTTACAGGTATTTGAAGGTGGTTCTATTTATGTCGAGCCTGTTGGTGATTTGGCTGAAACTACATTACCTACAGTAGAAATTACTGCACCTATTGGACAATCAAACAACTTTGGTGTTGCTACACATGATTATCAAGTCGCCGCCGCAGATTGGGTTTTGAGTGGTTCGGAAGCTAAAAGTACACTGCTAATTGCTACTAATGCAGGTGGCACAGCAAATATAATTGCACCTGATAGACCGGGACTTTTTTATGTAGTAAATAACATATCTGGTCAAACAATGACTATTAAAAAATCTGGTGGTACAGGGGTTGCTATAGCAACAGGTAAGACAGCACTTGTTATGCATAACGGTACTAATTTTATAAAAATTACTGGGGAGGTATAAGGTTATGATTATTGATAAGAAAATTACATTTGAGGTAACAGAAATAACCGACAAAGGAAGTACGGTATTGCTAAAATTTATTCCAACCATGCCGGAAGGAACTACTTGGGATTCTCCTAGCGATCCTTTGTTTGTGACTGTACCTAAAGATCAGAATATTTTATCTGTAGGTGATGTTTTTGATGGGCCGGTAATTGCGCAGTATGACGATGGAGTAGTTGAGTAGTTATAGCACTATCGGGTAAGCGAGAGTTAGATAAAAGAAGGATCACCAAGAAACATTTCGGTCAAAAAATATTAAAAAAGTTTTCGACAAACGTTATTAAGTTATCTAACTCTCGAAAATTAAGAAGGTTGATTTTAAGCCATTCTTCCGTGTCGAAAATCACCCGATAGTTCGATAAGGCGTGAATTTGACTAGTTATCTCGGTTGGAGTATCTTATTTGTAAGAACCTTCCCCGGGGTTTGGTTCCATCTTACGGAGGTGGAGCTAAAGTGAAAACACTAAAAGAAAGTTTAAAAGAGTTTGTTTGTTTAAGAGTAAATGATGCTGCTTGCATCGAAGCCATGCATGATCAAGACCATGTTAAGTATGTACAGCAACTAAGTAGTCTTTTCAACCAGATAAAAGGCCTATTAGGTAAGGATTACAAACTTATCATTGAATATGAAACAACTGTAATATCGCTTAATAGCCTTGTAGCTGAGTATGCTTACAAAAGAGGCGTCAAAGACGGCTTCTCAATAAACAAAGAACTAGCATCATAACTTACAAGCCTGGGATTTTTCCCGGGCTTGTGCTATTTGGTGGTGAAAATTATGCTTTACGTGTTTAACTCAAACGAACAGCTGTTGGCCATCTACAAACCAGACACTGACCAAACCCATGCACCAGGTACCAGTCTTGATTACTTCATAGCAGCTAACCACGTCCTTCCCTATGGTCGTGAGCAGGTTGCCGGTTGCCAATATTATGATGCTATCCACCCAGAGCAGATAAATGGTGAGAATGTATTTGATTTTGCAGTACCAGCAGACCACAGTTCATCCCAATACGTTGTCGAGGGAAACCTGGTGGCCTTCCGGGACATCGATAATTATTGGCAATTCTTTGAGATCAAGAGGGTTTTAGATATCCACGGGGCCGGTGGTCTTGTCAGGACTGCCCACTGTGAGCATGTGGTTTACGAACTCCTGGATGACATCGTTACTGACCTACGGCCAACCGAGTGTAGTGCATACACTGCCTTAAACACGGCCCTCACCGGTACAAGATGGCAGGCTGGTATTGTTGATGATCTGGGGATAAACTCAACCAATTTTTATTACGAAAGTGCTCTGGCCGCAGTGCAAAAAGTAGCCCAGGTCTGGGGCGGCGAGATAAAAATTAGGCTAGATGTTACCGGCGGTGTAATCGCTAATCGGTACATTGATTTAAGGGCCCGCCGTGGAATGGACACCGGTAAGCAGTTTGCCTATGCCAAGGATATCGACGGTATAGAGCGGGAAGCTGATATCACAGAGGTTGTTACAGCTCTCTACGGACGAGGCAAAGGAGTAGAGATCGAGGAAACAGGCGGTCATGGTCGGAGGCTTACCTTTGCTGATGTGGCATGGTCAGTAGCTAATGGTGACCCTGTAGATAAGACGGCTGGTCAAGAGTGGGTTGGTGATCCGGATGCATTGGTGCAATGGGGCCGGAGTGGTCGTCATCGGTTCTCAGCATTTGAGGACGATGAAGAAACTGATCCTGCTGTTTTGCTCCGTAAGACATGGGATGAACTGCAGCAGCGGAAAACGCCCAGGGTAACATATAAACTGACCGTTATCGAATTGGAGCGACTAACTGGCTACGAACATGAAAAGGTAAGGCTAGGGGATACGGTAAGGGTAATTGACCGAAAGTTTAGCCCACCTTTGTTGGTGTCTGCCCGGGTAATTGAGCTCAAGAGGGACCTTATTAGGCCAGAGAATACTGAGATCACACTTGGAAACTTCATGCCTACCCTGGCTGACGGAGTTATTAACTTGCAGAAGATTAGCCAAAAGGTTAGAGATCGTGCAGGGGTATGGGATCGAGGCAACCAGTTTAATGCCGATGGCACTCTTAATACCAGTTGGCTAAACGGTATTATCAGTACACTGCAAAACGAGGTACTGGCCGGTAATGGGACGGTTACCATCACCGAAAACAACGGTATCTTAATTGTGGACCATCCTACAGCACCTACCAAGGCTTTGAGGTTGCTTGGTGGAGTTTTGGCCATTGCCAATAGTAAAAACGAGCAAGGGGAATGGAACTGGCGCACCTTCGGTAATGGCGATGGGTTTACTGCAGATGAAATTAACGCCGGTCAGATCCGGGCAGAGGTACTGACCATTGGTCCAGGGACAACGTTTGAGGACGGCTATGATCCGAGTGTTGCGAATGATAACGCCACAGCAGCGCAAACGGTAGCGTCCCAGGCGGCATCAGATGCAGCGGCAGCCAGTACAGCCGCCAGCAATGCACAAACGTCTGTAAATAATCATGCTAATCAATCAAGTCCGCATAATTTACCAAGTTATGTTGTTTTAACAAATCAGGGGGTTAAGGTTTTTGACAACCTTAATGCTTTACGTGTATTTCTTGGACAATATGCTACTGGTAAATATGGATTACAAATATTTAATGGTGAGATATACTCAACATCAATCAAATCGGGTAACCCTGGTGATAACAGTTATACTTATATCGGGACTGGGTTTTCACCATTCTCTATTATTCAAAACAGAAATGAGGCGCTTTCTATTTGGGTGATGGATAATGGAGGAATGATGCAGTTCTACGATTCGGCGGCTGATGATATGCGTGGTCAGATTTTAGCAATGAATGATGCAGGTGGCCAAGGCCTAAGGATAATGGGACGCAAAAATTCCGGTTTCGGATGCCCGGTAGAAATTGCAGCATGGGGACAAACAATTAATTTAGACAGTGACAGCGTATATGTGCAGGGTGACCTCTATACGTGGGGTAGTAAGGATGCAGTACAACTCACTGAAAGCTATGGGGCAGTTCACTTCTCTGCGACAGAGGCATTAGAAGCAAGGTTTACAGAGAATGGTATCTCAGAGATAGTAGATGGACAATGTAAAATTGAATTGCCTGCCATTTACCTTGAGAGTGTGGAGCCCAACTCCGTTTATGAATGGGTAATAGATATAACTCCTTATTATCGGGATTGTTTGTTTGTCACCGAAATTACAGACACATATTTCATTGTAAGTGGGGTAGGATCTGGTAGATTTGCTTGGACGGTCAGTGCTGTACGGAGAGGATTCAAAAGGTTTGAATCTGGGAGCATTGATGATGTGTTAAATGACAACTGGGAGGATGAAGTGATATGAAAAAAATCCACCTAGATGAAAGCGGAAATATTGTTCAGACGAATTTGCTTGTAGACGTAGCTAAGATAAAGGGAAAGGAACTTAATAAGCAAAAGAGGGAAGTTGATGCCAAAAGGGTAAGTTTGTTAGCGGAAGGGGTTCCGGAAAATGAACTGCCATCAATGCCTACGGAATCTGATATAGATGGAGTTAATGAGGCGAAAAAAGCACTAAAAAGAGAATTACATGTAATTGTTGAGCAGGTTAAAAGCCTGAAAGCCAGAGCATTTGAGATTAAAGAAATATTAGCCATGTTGGATAGTGCCACCTAACTAGGTGGTTATTTTTATGCCCTTCGGGGTGAGGCAAATGTTACCGGGAGGTGTGGGGGGAAATTGGGGGAATCGGATGTTCAGAGTATTAGAGAAGACTTGAGGGAGGTTAAGAAAGCCCTGTCTGAACTGACAGCGGCTATGGCAGACCTCCGTGTCCAGGTGGCTGGTAACTATGTGACTAAGGTTGATTTTCTCAAGTGCCAAGAATGCGCCGAGAAAAGGATAGTCAAACTTCACGACCGTATTGAGCAGCACGAATTGCAAGATAAGGCCGATCGGTGGAAGCTGGCTGGCCTAGTGGCAACAGTAACAGGCATTGTTCTGAGTGTAATACAGTGGATAGCTAGCCTGTATAGGAGTGGCGGTCAGTCATGAGTTTTTTCCACCGCCTTGAAAAATTTAGCTTTAAGGATTTTACAGCCATCTTTTATCATGGGCTGTTTTTCTTTTTGCTCTATAAATACCTAGATGGTAATGACAGAGCAGAGGCTTTACTAGTTTATGTGGCTCCGATTGTGGGTGCTATTATCACATATTACTTTGCCACCGAAGGCGCTACATTGTATTTCAACCGAAAGAAAGGAGAAGGAGAAAATGAAACGAATTGTCCTTGATCCGGGGCATGGGGGAGCAGATCCAGGAGCAGTTGGAAACGGATTGTTAGAAAAACAAGTTACGTGGATGCTGGCTAACAAGGTCAAAGAAAAGCTAAAGCGCATGAAAGCTGAAGTAATTATCGTTCAGCCAAGTTGCGGGAATCCCAGAAGCACAAAGGATGATGAACTGTACCTGCCGCCCAGGGATGCTAATCGGTTGGGGGCCGATTTTTATCTTTCCATTCATGTTAACGCTGGAGGCGGTACTGGCTTTGAATCCTTTGTGCATCAAAACAGCCAGGGCAAGGATACTGATAAGTTGAGGAACGTTCTTCACCGTCAGGTCATGGCCTACTTAGCTAAGTATGGGATAGTTGACAGGGGCAAGAAGTACGCAAACTTTGCGGTATTACGGTTAACCAATATGCCAGCGGTATTGATAGAGTGTTTGTTTATTGATAACGCCAAAGATGCGGTACTATTAAAAGACCAATCTTTTATTGACGGGTTAGCCAATGAAATCGCCTATGGGTTAATTGTTGCACTAGGGCTGCAGAGGGGGTAACGATATGGATATTCGTCCATTTGTTGAAAGGTTAAAATCGAGGAAGTTTATCATGGCACTGGTAGCGGCTGCAGTTGCCGGTACCAAGGTTTATTATCCGGATCTACCGGAGGATGCTATTTATACCGTGGTTGGGGCCCTTATGGGCTATGTAGCCGTGGAGGGTGCCGTGGATGCGGCGGCACAGTTAGCAAAGTGGGCGGCTGAGAGGAATAAAAATATTTCTAATGATGCAAAATAAACCAAGTTATAATTTACGCGGATTTTATTGATATTGGCCCTGTGTCCTTCGGGATGCAGGGCTTTTTTATTTTTTCGTAACATCTATGTAATATTCTGGCTGTACAATAACTAAAAAGCGAGGTGCAAATAATGAAAATAACCATATATGGAGACGTTACCAAAGCAGAAATTGATAGCATAGTGGCTGAGGAAAAGGAACGCTTTGCAGCCAGGGGTAAGGAGATAGCTACTATTGAAATATCAGTAGTAGGGCAGGAAGAACTAGAAATCAAAACTTGGGCAAAATCTGATATTCGCCGAGTTAGGAGAATCACTGGGTACCTCAGTACAGTGGACAGGTTTAATGATGCAAAGCAAGAAGAGCTTGGTGATAGAGTAGTACATAGTTAGTTGTGGCCCCGGGGAAACCTGGGGCTTTTTCTGCTTTGATTAGATAACTATTACAGGAGGCCTATTGCGATTTATGACACATATTGTCGTAGTGTATACAAATAATTTTAAGGGAGTTCATGATTTTTTATAGAATTTTATTTAAAAACTACCATAGTATCTAGAAGGGAGATATAATATGGAAAAGAAGCCTATGTATTACAGCAATTTGGCACAAATTAAAGGTACTTCTTCCGTTGATTTTAAAATAGCTTTTGGGGTAAAAAAAGATGTTAATAAACCTATAAATGAGGATGATATTGACTTTTACCTTCACACAAGTCCACAGCATTTAAAATCACTTGTGTTATTATTAACTGAACATTTAAGGATATATGAAACGGTCTTTGGAGTTATAAACTTGGAGCCTCAGCAGTCAGGATTACAAGAATTACAAGGTAAGATCCAAGTTGTGAAAGAATCATGATTTTTTCAGCCGATGATCCATTTGAAAGATCAATAATCCTAAAAAATGGTACTTGGGAATATAAAATATTACCAAACCATCCAGAGGTTAAGCCATACTTAATTCAGCTTAAAAATCTCATAGAAAACCCATACTATATAGTAAAAGATATGGTTCAAATGGATAAAGAACAGAAAGCAGTTCATCCAACGAGAGAAGAATATATTGATGTGATTCCAAATAAATCTACAGGATTTGTGATGATAAAGGCTATAGTTGATCATAACACAAATCCGTCAGAGATTGTTACTGCTTTAATTTCTAGTAAGGTAAGAGGATTAACGTCAGAAGGAGGTTTCGTCTATGTTCGGTCTGAGGAAACTGATGATAAAAAGAAAACCGAATAAGTTACAGGTTACTTATGACCGAGAATATGACATTCTCTATGTTTCTGTAGGAGATCCTGTTCCTTCGTATTCTGACGAAGAAGGTTTAAAGGGATTGTATATCAGAAGATCAATGGATTCCGATAAGGTAACTGGAGTTACCATAATGGATTATTCCAAAAGAAATAAGATATCCCTTACTAAGTACAGCCCTTTAAAAATTGATTTTAGTAGTCTGAATTATTGATCTGCCCACCCACCCGGTGGGTTTTCTATTTTTAGGCACAAAAAATGGGCTTTCAAGCCCAAAAGCATAGAGGATAATCGGAGGAGACGGGGTCTAATCGTTCCTCTTAATATTCCCGGTTAATAAGTTAGCACATATGTCGCACTTTGTAAATATCTATCGAAATACGAATCTTGTATGGGCGAGGAGTATAGAACGGAGTAGTAAAGTTATCCACATTTTCCACAGGGTTGTGGATATGTCAACAAGCGACAATCTATGCTAAAGGATAATATTGTGTAACAACGTATATTATCTTTGAGGTGGGAGTATGAAACTGAGGAATAAGCTTAAGCACTGGCGGCACAGAAAAGAGATGGAACAGAAAGAGTTTGCTGCTTTTCTTGGCTATGACCTTTCAACGTATAATAGATGGGAGCGGCAAGCAGTTCAACCCAACTTGATTACAACATGGGTGATATCTAAAAAACTAGGTATACATATGGATGAACTTTTTGAAGAGGTAGAGGAATAATCTACCTCTTATTTTTTTGCCCATTCACTAGACAGGACAAGCAAGTTATTAGGGTTAGGTGCATATCTATTAAACATAAAACAATCCATAAAACATTACGTAAAGCCATACGGAGTACTGGTTTTACGGATAAGGACCGCCAGACTGCATTATGACTGATGCGAACACGGAAGTTAAGGGGGGCGGGTAAAAAATAGTTCGAAAGAAACGGGAGGGGGAAAGTAAAAAATCATACAAAATAAGCAGAAGGGAGGGGGAACTGTGGGGGAAGTCTTTTATCAACTAATTATCTTACTTGGTTGTGGCTATGTTTTTTGGATGATAGTGAAGTGTGCAGGTAACAAAGTAATAGCAGAGTTAATAAAGTTTGCAACGTTCATTGGTGCTGCTTTCTACGTTGTTAGTTGGGTAATAGCTGCATTTACTACCCTTAATGATAAGTGCAATAACTGGTTCAAAATATTTTAGGAGGGGATTTGATGGGCAGCTTAATCAAAGAGGTTTTGGGACCTGGTGGTATTGGGTGGGTGCTTACTCAGCTATTGATCTTAGGTATTGGCACCGGTATCCTTTGTTTCCTGTTGGATGCTTTTCCTGGTACTCTAAAACGGTTCTCTACTTATATTAAGTATGTTGCCATGATGCTTGGTGTTATCGTTGTTCTTCGGGTTGTCCTGGACCTTTTCCGTGAGGTCGGCAAGGTAATGGGGGTGTAATATATGAAGTTTAAAGAGAGCTTACGAGAGGCCAAACGGAAATTTATTTGGAATCTTGGGTACCACCCATTAGTAACACCAAAGCCAGAGACTTTTATCCAAACCTTAAAGAAGGAGATCCGCACTAGGCCAGGGCGGGAACTAGAGTCCGAAATAGAGAACATCATGTTTGAACTTAAGCTTTACAATGGTAGCGGGGAATACGCCATGCACTTGAACACCGTTAAGAAGGCAGAAAATCACTTTGTTACCTTCTGGCAGCTCCCCAGAGGGCTCACGTATCGGCAGTATCAGGATAAAAGAGAGGTGTTTTGTAACAACCTAAAGGCCCAGGTCATTATTGAAGAACGGAACGGTAGTCTGATGATCGAAGTTATCCAGGGGGTTCTACCCAGTAAGAAGGGCTTTGAATTTGATATAAGTAAATACCCCGACATGCTCTTGCCTGTTATGATTGGCTGGGATCAGGCAGGTCCGGTGGTGATAGACTTGCAGAAACTTCCACATTTACTCATAACCGGCACCACTGGCACCGGGAAAAGTATCTGCATGCAAAACATTATCTTATCGTTAGCCAATAACTCAAACGTCATGCTATACGGTTGTGATATTGGAAGGGTTAACATGGCCTTTATTAGTGACCGGGCGGTATTTGCAAAAGACATTTTTGAGTCACTAGATGTCATTAGTTACCTAGTTGGCATTATGAATAAGCGGCTACAGGTCATCGAGAGTATACCTGGTTGTGTCGATATAGTAGGCTTCAACGAGTCTAATCCTGACAATAAACTGCCTTTCTTGACCCTGCTTATTGATGAGTTTGGCTTTACTTCGGAGAAGATGACACGCATCAAGGAAGAAAAGGAGCTCAGGAGGCAGATATATACCAATATAGCTGGTATGGCCTTGCTGGCCAGAAAGACCGGTATCCACCTGGTAGTTGGTTTGCAGAAGTCATCTGACGAGCTGATACCAACTACCGTCAGGGATATGTTTACAGGCAGAATAGCCCACCGTGCAGAGTCTCAAAGTGCCAGCCAGGTTGCTTTAGGCAATTCTGATGCCTATTACCTTCCAAGCACCCCGGGTCGGGCCATTCTTAAAATAGGCAATGAGTTTAGAATATTCCAGGGAGCCTTCTACGACCCCAAAAAAGCCCGGGCATATCTGGCCAAAACATCACTAAGGAGGGATAATAGATATTATGCTGAACAGCAGACAAATCGGCTTCCAACGAGCTAGGGAGATCCGGGACAGCGTGGATCAGTTTGGGGCCTTGGTGATTGAACAACTATATGCAATGCACTTCAAAGGGCTTGCATCTGGCATAGATAAGGCTAGGGAACGTATGTGGAGCATAACTAAAAAGAGCAACTATATCAGCAAAGAAAAACTAGACACATCAGGTCGGCTATTTTACTATCCAACTGGCAAGAGGCCACAACACAATAGTGCTACTCATGTAATTAACCGAAATTGGGGTTTTCTGTACCTGATACAAGGGAAAAAGGATTATGAAAAGGTTGTTGACCTGGATACAGAATATGATCTTGATGTGCTTGTGGCTGACGGATTCGTAGGGTTACACAATACCTTCACTGGGGTTACTGATTACTGGTTCATAGAATCTGATAGAGCATCCAGTAAGAACAAGTTTGAGAAGGTTAAACAGTACACGGAGTATTATAAGAGCGGAAAATATAAACTGGAGCACTGGGCACCAAAGGCCAAAAGGTTCCCGGGAGTGCTAATTGTTACCGATGCGGCTGCCAAAGCCGTAAGGATATTAGAGCTGATCGAAAAACAAAACACCGAGGGAATAAGGTTTAAGGTAATGACTGTTGAAGAGATCAGGGAACAAATAATGTCGGAAAAACACTAAATGGTTGACTAAAGTTAGTTATGATAGAAAATAGAGATAATTAACAAACAAATGGAGGGATATTATTTGGGATATTTTGAGAACAAGAACCAAACAGTCACTATTGATAACAAATTTATCTTGATTGAACGTAGTTCTGCAACATCTGCAGTGAAATCTTTGTTTGCTGGACGTACTATGGGCAAAACTATAATCAGGGTGGCATCTATATCAGGATTGTATTTTAGTGCAGATATGCTAACCATAATGGCTTCGGGGTTTAATGGCGTAATAGACGGAAAACTTTCTCATGTCGATGATATTAAGCGGATGCCTAATACCGTTGTAGGAAAACCAGAAGAACTTGAACAGATATATAATGCAATCGTAGAAGTTATGTAATAAATTAAGCACCCAACCGGGTGCTTTTTGTTCGGGCTTGCACCGAATATATGTTTGGGGGTATAATAGCTATAATGTCCGTTCGTACATTTAGTCAACAAAATATGTCGAAACTTCAATAAAGGAATATTCCTATTATTTGTAGAAATTTGTTAACTACCTAGGTATTGGGGTTGATTTTTCAAAGGTATTACAGTTAACTTGGGCATAAAAAAACCTCTTTTACTTTTTCCAGTCTTCTGGTTCAAGTTTAAAGAGGTCGTCTAACGGTACTTTTAATACCTTTGAAATTTTCAACGCTAAGGTCAGTGAGGGCTTGTAAACACCCCGCTCTATTTGGCTCATTTGAGAAGGGTGGATGCCAACCGCTTTAGCCAAATCATTTTGAGTAATCTTAAAAAGACGGTTGGTACGAGCTTCACGTATGTAGTTTTTCAATCCAGTGGCGCTCCTTCAAACTTGGTAACAGTTGTTGTTTCTACAACGTAAATATTATATCCTTTTTTCTTAGCATGCAATTTTATAGATAGGGGAATTAAAGGTTTGATTTATAGCAGGAGGTGAGTCCAAAAGACAAGATAATAAAAATAAAAAACGTTTGTTTGAGGGTAGGATCTCAAACAAACGTTTATAGTGGCCATAAAAGGCCAGCACACACTTAATTAATGGGAAATTTACAGTAACAATCAGATTTTACTAACATCCCTATATCGGGATATATACAACAAAAAATGAAATTCACCTTCCCATTATAGACAAAAAAGATAAAATTTAATCTCGCGGGGGAGCTGATAATTTATGTCTACAATTGAGGATATAGCATTAAGAATGGAACAAGTAGAAATACTATTGGGCGTACTCATAGAATACGGTAACGACATGACCAGGAATGTTGTGGAAAGTATTCTCCATACAACATTAGATATCGTTTCAGAAGAAGTAAAAGCAGCCAAAGAATTAATTACAATTTCTACTAACAAATAA